GCTCTATTATCAATGTAAATTACATCACCCGACCCTTTATTTATCTCAGGTGTGGCGAGACCATTTGTGAAAGTAACTCCTAGTCCCACATTCTTTGAACTTACTGTGGTAATACCAAGACTGAATGTGGTTTCAATTGATCCTTGGAATCCACTTGGCCCTGAAATTTGGTTTGTTGATGATTCAAATGCAAGAACTTGTCCTTGAGTTGAAATACCGACATAATCTGTTTGATCAGTTGAGTTTCCAAAATATAAAGATCTATCTTGGATGTATTTCATCACCTTTGTCTCTGCATCAAATGATGCTACATATCCAACTGCTTTCAGTCCACTACCCAGAGTTTGTGTAATTTTCTCACCTATTGAAGGTGTTACACCATTTGTTGATGTAAATTTAAATGCACTCAGCGATGAATAAGAATCTCCAAAGTAAATTGATGTGGTTCCTATTGATGTTGGGTTTTTAACTAACTCAACCTGTGCAAATTTACTTGTAAGTGGGAAGTCTTTATTATCACCACCAAATCTTGCGTAAACTAATACACGATCAGTTCCCAATTCTTCATAAACATTATGTCCATGACCTTTTGATGGAGGGATAATTGGTATAAGTTTCGCTTTTGTAGATGCGTTTGCATTTATTGAACCCAGATCAACTAAACCGTAAGTATATCCTTTACCTCCAGATGAAACAATAGCATTGGTTATTTTACCGCTGACAACATCAATAACTACTTTACCACCTGTTCCATCTCCAAGAATGTTAAATTCTTGTCCTAATCCACCAGAGTATCCTTCTCCCTGATTATCAATGTAAACTTTTTTAATTTGATTATTGTTGACATCAGAATCACCATTTTCTCTTACAGATTGAATTGATGCATCATTAGTAGTAGTCCACTCATTTGGAACTGCTATGAAATCAGTTGAGTCAAATTTAATAATATCACTTGGAGAAACAGTAAATAAGTATTTCCAAATATATCCATCACCACTCTCACCAGCCTTTGATGGTTCTAAATCTGTGAATGTTGGAACATCTTGAGATGCATTACCTGTGGTGTTAATTCCTGAAGAACCATTATCAATACAAATATAAACATTAAAATTCTCATTCATCACATAGTATCTTGCATCATATAAACGAGATGACTGTGTGATTGGAGATGGTGAAGATACACTGTAATCATGACGATACATTTCATATCTAGTGCCCTGTGTCCAATTAACTCTACGAATCAATCGTCTTACATTCTTTCCAATGACTCTCTTTCCAAATAATGTAGTATCTCCAATATGATTAACATTATTAATATTATCTACGGGATTTGGAGTTGCTGTATCCCATGTGGATGTTCTACCAAAGCCAACGACTGTAGGGTTTGGCAAACTAACTGACACATAAAATGAACTTGATGGATCAGTGCCTCCTATCCCTGTAACTGTATCAACAAAGTTACTTGCATTTAATATTCTAAACTGATCTGTTACAACTGCTGGCATTTTATTGCTTTTTTCCTATATTTATACTAGTTTTCATCATGATAAGTTTTTACGAAGTGCACCAGTGTCACGAAGACCAAAAACTCTTCTTTGTAATGTTGGGAATGTTCCGATTCCTAGACCGGTTGTAAGACCCACTGTATGTCCGGTTACACCAATTGAAATTGGATTAGCTCTATTGAATGTTCCTGATAGGTTAGATAATCTACCCCATGAGAATCGACCATTGACTCCACTATTAATTCCAACAGTTACACCTAATCCAGTTGTATTTACACCGGAATGAACATTAACTAAAATTTCAGCATTTGCTGCGTTTTTAGTTATTGATTGAATCATGTATATATTATCTGCAAAAGATGTTCCAATTCCAACTGTATCATTATTATTTCCACTGGTATTTAATGAAGTTACACCATTACCTACATGAGTATCAAATATGTATATTGGGTATCCAGCAACTAAATCATTAAAGTTACCTGAGTCCTTTTTCAATCCAATCCTTAATCCACGAGTTGATACACCTACTGTTACGGTTTCTATGGCAGTTACAATTCCTGAGAATCCTTGAACATTTTTAATATTCGTAATACTCTCTTTTATTGGACTTGGTGTTGGTGCTAATACTTCAGGAACATTTGTATTTGTATAACCGAATCCAACATTGTTCATAGTGACTGATGCAATAGATCCATTTGTGATGTTTCCAGTTGCAACTGCGAATGTTGAAACTCCAGCAACTGCAAATTGAGTTCCAGCCACCCCAATTGGTGCTGCAATCGAAATACTTGTTGTTGATCCAACATAACCACTACCACCATCTACAACAGTAATCCCTGTAACTTGTCCAGTATTTGAGACAGTTGCAGTCAAACTTGCTGCGGTTGCTTTCACATCATTTACAAGTAAAACACCAATATCATCTATTATAATATTTGTAATGCTAGGATTAGCTGCAGTTACATCCTCTTCATAATCAAAGAACTCTGCATTATCAACAAATATACTTGTACCAGATGCAGTGCCAGTTCCCAAATCTCCAATTAACCTTGCAGTTGGATAAATTAGAGGTTCAATTGAGTCTCTTGCTTTTGATATAATATTTCCACCAATAACTTTATCAATTTTTTGTTTAGTCCAGTTAAGTGGTTTGAAATTAACTTCATCAATACCTACACCAGTATAAATTTCAGTCTCAAATGTATCCGATGTTGTAATACCAACTACAGTTCTACTTGATTGTGTAAGAGTTCCAGCGATAGAATTATTGCTTGTAATATCAACTACATCACCAGTCTTAACACTCTCAGTCACATTAACGATAGTAGTGTCAACTCCTGATGTTCCTTTATAGAAGAATACTGCGACATCATCATCTGCGTCAGGAGGTGAATTAAAGTTAAATGTTGTTCCACCTTCAAAATCATAATCAACACCGGGGTGTTGAATAACTCCATTTACAAATATCAGTAATAGATTCTTCATGTCTATTAAAGATGAATCAGCACTATTTCGATCTATCTCAAAACTTAATAACTGTGAATTTAGTCTTATTGGGAAACGAGTACGAATTCCATCTTGTAAACCTTTGATTGAATCAGTGTAATCAAACTCACCAAAATCCCATGATGCAAATTCATCTGTAAATATTTCATTTACTGTTAGTTCAAAATCAGTTAAAACTGCACCACGGGCAGTGACTAATCCTACTGGTTTAACTTTATCTCCTTTCTTAAACCCAAAACCATTTCTAGCAATCTTAAATGAGGATACTGTGAATAGTGTTGAACCTATACCTGTTGTTGGATTAGCACTTACATCTACAGTGACTTTTAATCCTTGACCAGTATCAGTAGTCGCACCAATACCAAGACGAGATATTCCAACAACATCAAGAGCCTCATAAGAGGGATCAGGAATCAATAGTCTAGGATTAGTATATGATACACCTGCACCCGCAACAGCAAACGCTAATGTTCCACCAGCACCCACTGTGGCAGTTATACTCGCACCAGTTCCTCCTCCACCACCTTGTCCTACAAAAATAGTGATTGTGTCTGTTGTAACCGATCTAATATCAGTTGCAACACCAACGATTGGATCTCCAGTTGAAGAACTTGGTGTGACACCAGATCTTGGGTATGGATGAATACTTGAGAAATTATCCTTAGAACATCTGAATACGATACCACCAGTATCAATACCAACATGATTACCAACTGATAATCCATGTCCCGGAATAGTAAGTTCTAAAAACCCAGTATGTGATGTGTAAACTGCGTTTGTAGCGGTTCTAGAAGTTCCATTAAAGATGTTTGCTGCACCTGCTTGTGTTTTAATTGATCCTATGCCAGCACTTTCAAATACATGTTCATATGCTATATCTGTAATACCTATCGCTACTGTTCCTCTGTAACCTGATCCATGAGAATCAGTTGCTCCTGCTCCAACACTTGTTATCTGACCATTATCATTTTTAACAACTGTGACTGCTGCACCTACTAATGGTGCAATACCCTGTCCACCAGTTGAACCTAATGAAACAATTACACCACCTCTAGGTAATTGATTTAAGTTGACATCATGCTGACTAACAACTTTTTCTCCATTTGCAGAAGAGATTCCAGTAAAGAATATATTTGTAGCAGTTGTTCCTATACCAACAAAATCATAATTATTTCCACTATTATTTGCTGTTGTTGGTTTCTGGAATATTCCATTTAATAAAACTATCGTGCTACCTGTTTGTATACCAGAAGTATTCACACCACTCACAGTCATTCGATGTGTGGCACCAATACCAGTAAATCCATCAGATATATCATCAAATATTCTATTGTTAGAATAATCATTTCTTAGGTATACTCTTCCATTAAATTCTGAACGAGGAAATTCTAAATTTGATTGATTTCTTGCAACATTATTTGTTCCTTTTGGTGCATCAGTAAAGAATATTTTACTATCAACTATATTAAATGAACCTGTAAACTTACGCACTGCATCACTATCTGAATGTGTTGCTGCAGTACTACCTAATGCTCCTCTTTCTACACCGACTAAATTAATTCCACCACCACCTGATATTGGGCCAACTGATGTTGTACCAACACCAACAGAAGTTATCTTCATTAATTCTGATCCAACTTCAAGAATATCACCTTCTGTTAGTGAAGAAATACCTGCGACACTAAAGATAGTTGAAGTTGATGATATGTTTCCACCAACATTATTAGAAACTGTTGTGTTAACTGGTGTAAATGCTATTGGTGATTGAATTAATCCGTCAATATCGATAACAGTCTTCTCAAGTTTCTTAGTCATCTCAAGTTGATGAATATTACCAGATCCTAATGATACGAAAGTAACTCCTGTGCCAGCGTTGGCATTTGACTTACTAGTTGCTAACTTAAATGTATCTTTTGTGAGTCTAATTGCAAATACATCTGTAGGAACATTTGTACTATGTGCAGTTGTCATCGCTGTTGCTGCAACACCAACAAATGAACTCTTTGGTGTGTATTTTAATTTTTCACCAGTTCTAAAGAAATGATCAGTAATTGTAAAGACACCAGTTGCTGCATTAAGTGTTGATGTATCAGTTGGTCTAAACTGTTTGGAGAAAATGGGTACATTATTAGATTTTAATTCAAATTCTTTCTTATTTGCTCTATCGCCATTTACAGCATTATATTGTCTTACTTTTACAGATTCACTTACACGACCATAAATTAAATCTGGAGGAACATTGAATATATCAATATCACTGTAGAATAATTCACTATATGCTTGTACTTCAACATCACTAAATCCACTATCTGGATTAAATCTTAAATTAAAATTAGATCCTGAGAAACTCGCAATAAATGTACCAATACCTGCAGTGCTTCCTATTGAAATGAATGGATAATGCACAGTGGATGTGGAAGTTCCATCATGTAATGCAATGACTTGATGCACTGCGTGAGTAGTTCCTTTAGATACCTTAACTATACTCTTGATCGCATTATACTTGTTTGAATCGACTCCAACAATTGTAGATAAAGCACTAACTCTTTTAAAACTTGATTTTAAATTAACAGATCTTTCAGATCCTGCTAATTGAGTTGTATCTTTAAATCTATATGTACCTGTCCCAACTGCTGTTGTACCAAATCCAACAGCCTTAGCACGAACATCAACTGTATTAATTCCAGTGTTAGAATATTCTAATGATAATATATTTGATTGAAGATTAGATCTGAAAGTTCCAATAAAATTAGAGGAGAAGTTTGCTATATCTCCACTATCAACATAATATTCACTAAAGTAAGAATCAGTCCCATCTGTTGTTACATAGATGTCTACTAAATTTTTCTCATTTGTAATTGTATCCTTAACTTCAACAGTTGCATAAAAAGCAGATGTGAGACCAACTGGTGCTGATACTACATTAGTTGTGACTGCAGCACCTACATTTGTGCTGACACCTATCAAATTGATAAATCCAACAGCCTGAGTGCCTACTCCTGATAAACTACTATTGAATCTATTTTCATATACTTTGATATCTAAATCATCATTAAATGGATCATTAGGTGTAATCCTAAGTGAAGAATCACCAGTTGATGAATCTGTAAATCCAATTACATCAACTATTCTATCTGTTCCAATACCTAAACTATTTTTTTCAAAGGTAAATGTATCAGTTGAGTCTTTAAATACGACAACTTCGTCAAGTCTTACTTCATTTGTAGATACATTTTTTGTTTGAACAATATAATTTGTATAATCATCAGTTAAAGGTATATCAATTCGATTATTATTTGTGCTTTCTGCATTTGAAAATTGTGAACTAATATCGTCAATTGAAATTACACGATTTGTTCTACACTCAATATAACTAGAAAGTTTTTTATTTTTAAATTTAACAAACTTAGATTTTGTGTTATTTTCAAGAGTATCTGTATCAATTACTAAATCAAGATTATTAATTGTATCAACTCGTTTTTCCGTAATTAAATCTCTTGATAATACTAAATTAGAAACAGATGATATTCCAGATGTAGCAGTAGATGTTATTCCAGTATCAGAGAAGTTTTTTAGTCCTGTTGTATGAACTAATCTATTGACAGGATCGATGAGATCAGTATAAGGAATAGGACTTTGAACAGTGTATGATAAGTTTTGATAATAATCATTATCTGGTAATACTTGGTAATCCTCACTTAATTTTCCAGTCTCAGTATTCCATCCACGATCTTGTCTTAGTGAGAATCCAATATTAAATCTACCTTTATTTTGACTAATAGAGTTTATGGTTGCAATGGTACCACTAATTTCCCCTCTTATTTGATCACCGATAACTAATTCATATGAACCAGATACTTTAATAAATTCGTCTGGATTATTTTCAAATACCGATAGTTTGACAAGCACAAAATTACTACCAATTTTAACTGCTAACCTCTCACCAGCTCTAAATTGTGATGATGCTTGTGTTGTTCTAAATGTTGGATAGTCACTAAATTTTGTAATTGTTGCATAGTTACTTTGTGTAGTTTTTGCAATTCCAATTGGTGCAGTTGTAATACCTGTCAAATCAAACTTAACCACTGCAGGATTAGTATTTGTATACTCACTTACTGTGAAGAAATTAAATCCATGATCAGTTGAATTATATCCTGATCCAGTAGATGATTCTAATTGAATACCCTCAACAAATATTTGCTCACCAACTTCAAATACAGATGTTGAAAATCCAGCAACAGGTGTAACTAATGTGCATGTAACTACTCCTACAGTTGTTGTAGTGGACATACCAACTACCTGAGATATAGAAACACCATTTGAGTTGTTAATTGTCCTGATCCTTTGCTCTATAGGTTTTAGACCTTTTGGAGAACTGATAACATTAACAGCGGATATTGAACTAGCAGAAAGTTGTAATTCTATGACACCTTGGTCTGTTAGCAATCCAGTTTCTGGATCAACAACAACTAAGTCAGGTGCAGAAATATAATTTTTTCCACCAGATATTACTTCTATCTTACCTATAACATCAGAATTTATTAAAGTTATAGTTGGAGATATTCGTGCATCAGGCCTTAGTGTTTTATCAGAGTGATATTCAAAACCGGGATCTAGAATCCTAACATCATTAATTTTGTTAATACTTTCAGATAATGCGAGTATTTTCGCATTAATACCATCAACAGATGTAATACTTGATATTCCCGGCATCTTTTTGTATCCAAGTCCCGATGATGTCAAATTAATTCTACCAACTCCACCAGATGCAAGAGATGAATTTGTAATATAAGATAACTTATCTGTTTGTGAGGATGTATATGATAATCTTTCCGGTATTTTATTCAATGATAAGTTGAATGATGTCGTTCCAACTCCAAATACTGAATATGAACCCTCATAATCACTATCCACATATGAGATTTTTGATCCATCTTTTACATCAGTATCAGATGTGCTTATAAATCCAGATTTTTCGATAGCATAGAATAAGTTAATTGGATTATCATCAGAATATTTTAATGTTATTGTAGAAGTAGTTCCAACACCAACTGTTCCTACACTTGATAATACGAATGATGTTGTAGATCCAGTGGATACAAATTGATTATTAAAATCTGAATCATAATATAAATTGAAATCATATCCGGACAATGAAGAATCTGAAACATAAAATACTAAATCATTATTTTTAACAATTGATAAGGGTGGATTGATGAGTGATAGTTCTTGAGACGATCCACCAGTATTAGTTGTAATACCAACAACTTTTGGTGGTTCATTATCTACATCATACTTTGTTTCTGCTAATTGGAATGTATTATCATCTAGTCTGTATACAAAATAAGTTCCAGTTGATAATCCAGTGGCTTGAGTGGTTTTACCATCATAGAA